CCAGTAAACGTGTATCAAGTAAGACACCTAAGACTACTGGAGAAATGTCAAGTGCTGAAAAAGCAAGATTTAAGCGTGAAAAAACTGGTAGTGCTAAGATAAAGTATCAACATAGACGTAAAAAAACCACCAAAAAGAAAAAATGATTGAAATTACAGATGAAATGCTCGATGTTATCGAGAAAGTGAAAGGAAAACGAAATCCTGCACTTTGGGATAACAGATGTGAACAATATATGAGAAATAACAAGAAAGGTACTGTAAAAAAGTCAACAACAAGTTAAACTATCTATAAATACTCTTTTTTCTCTTTAGATCATGGCATTTTTTCGTGGTGAAGAAGGCTCTGTAAAATTTAAAAACGGATCTGGAACTACTGAAGCAATCGTATCTACTACTGGTTGGTCATTAGATACAACAAAAGACACATTAGATGTAACTGCTCATGGGGCAACATCAAGATCATTTGTTGGTGGATTAATTTCTGGATCTGGAACTATTGATTTTCTTTATACAGCAGCTAGTGGTAACGAAACTGCAAACTTATTAGCTGATGTTTTAACAACAGAAGATGCTGGTGATGCACAGTTTGAATTATTTTTAGATACCTCTGGAAGTAAAAAAGTAAGTTTTTCTGGAATTGTTACAGGATCAACTTTAACTGCTACAACAGGTGATTTAGAAACAGTAAGTGTGAGTTTTGTTACCTCTGGTGCTATCACCAACGCTGCATAATGCCAAAAGGTTCTTATTCAGTAAAGCAACGAAAACTTGCTGCTGTTGCTCCACCACGAGATAAGATTACGGCTACTGATCTTAAAAAATTACGTTCTAAGAAAAAAAAGAAAAAGAAGTGAAACTTACTCCTCGCCAAAAAACTTTATTGTCTAAGCACTCTGAGCATCATAGTGCAAAGCACATGGAGTTTATGAAAAGGCGAATGAGAGCAGGAGATACCTTCACTCAAGCCCATAAAAAGGCACAGGCAAAGGTGGGCAAATGAGAAAGAAACGTAAACAAGTAAATTTAAGTGTAGGCAGGGGAGAAAAGTCTAAAACTGGTGGATTAACTGCAAAAGGTCGTGCGAAATACAACCGTGCCACAGGTAGTAATTTAAAAGCACCAGTTACAGGAAAAGTAAAACCTGGTAGTAAAGCAGCCAAAAGACGAGCATCTTTCTGTGCAAGGATGAAGGGTATGCCTGGACCAATGAAAAAACCTAACGGGCAACCTACTAGAAAAGCGTTAGCATTGAAAAAATGGAGGTGTCGTTAAATGACATACGCATTACCAGGAATGCTGAAAACCAGTATTACTGCAACTACATACATTGGTAGTACTGATAGTCCTTTTACTCGTAATCGTGCTGTATTAGACATGATAAAGGGTTGGGAAATAATGAAAGCTGTTAGTGAAGGTACAGAATATTTAAGAGAGAATAGCGAAGCATTTTTACCATTAGAGCCGAGAGAAGATTATGACGCTTATCTTGCAAGGGTAAATAGATCAGTATTTAGCCCTTTTACACAAAGATTAATAAGAGCAGCTACAGGTCTTGTATTAAGAAAACCAATAACACTTATAGGTGATCCTTATTGGACTGAAATGTTTAAAATGGATGTTGATGGTTGTAAATCGGATTTAGATGAATATGCAAGAAGATTATTAATGTGTTCTCTTACTTATGGCCAAAGTCATATTCTTGTTGATTATCCTGCACCTGGAGGGGCTGTTAGTTTAGCTGAAGAAAGATCACAAAACCGTAGACCTTATTGGATAGAAATAGATCCTACTAATATTTATGGTTGGAGGTTAGATAGAGAATCTAATTATGGAAATCTTATACAGGTTAGAATTGCGGAAAAAGCTGTATTGCCTGATGGTGCTTTTGGTGAAAAAATATATGATCAGATGAGAGTGATAGAACCTGGTCGTTATCGTGTTTTTAGAAGAAAACAAACTGTTGAAGATATGTATGAAGAAAATGATGGAACATATGCAGGTAATATGCAGGGCACACCAAATGAAAAGGATTTTGAATTAGCTGAATCAGGGCAATTTTCTTTAGGTGAGATACCTTTAGTCACTATTTATTCTGGCAAAGTAGATAATATGACAAGCAAACCTCCTTTACTGGACATTGCTTATTTAAATCTTGCACATTATCAAAGACAGGCTGATTTAATACATAGTTTGCACGTTGCATCTCAACCAATGCTGGTGATGGAAGGCTATGATGATCAGACTAAAGACCTTGCTATTTCTGTTAATTATGCGATGGCAACTCAGCCAGGTAATAAAGTTTATTATGTAGAACCTGCAAGTAGTGCTTTTGATGCACAATCTGCTGAGATAAAAGAATTACAAATGCAAATGGCAACTCTTGGTATTAGTACATTAAGTCAACAAAAATTTGTAGCAGAATCAGCAGATGCTCGTAGGCTAGATCGTGTGGACACAAATTCTATGCTTGCAATGGTTTCTATGGAATTAGAGCAAAAATTACAGAAAGCATTTAATTTATCTGCTGAATATGTAGGAATTGAGCCACCAGAAGTAAAGATTAGTAGAGATTTTGATATTGAGAGGTTAATTGGACAGGATATTACAGCTTTGACATCATTATTCGATCAACAAGTCATTGATAGAGAAGAATTTAGAGATATTTTGGTTCAGGGAGAAGTGCTACCTTCGGCTAATGAAGCCAAATCTGAATAGTTTGTTACAATTAGGATCAAGTACATATAACTTATGGGCAAACATCTTGATTATGTTCAGCAAGCTGATGGAACATACAAGTGGGAACTTGCAGAAATCCCTGCGGTAAAATCAACTTCTCCTGTAAAGGAAGAGAAGAAAAAACCTGCTGCAAAGAAAACTACTACTACAACTACTACAACAAAAGAATAATTTATGGCAATCGAAGAAAAAGTAGTTCAGCCTGAGTCCGTGACTCCTGCTGATCAGTCCGTGACTGAAACTCCTTCACAAACACAACCACAAGCACCAAATCTTGATTCTGTTAAAACACAGTATGAAGAACAAATTAAAGCTTTAAAAAAAGAATTAGCTGAAAAAGAAGAAGATCGTTTAGGTGTGAAACGGAAGTTAAATGAGGTTTATCAACAAAAAGAAAATGAACGTAAACAAGAATTAGAAGATCAAGGACAATGGAAAACCCTTTGGGAAGAAGCTAATAAAACTGCACAAGATAAAGATGCACAGATCAGTAATTTATCTCAACAGCTAGAAGATTTAAAAACTTCTAATGAAGTTGCCACTACAAAACAGACAGCACTTGCAGCTATCAGTAATCTTAATGCTATTAATGCAGAACAAACTTTATCTTTACTACAAGGTAAGTTGCAAAGAAACGCTGAAGGTAAAGTAGTAATCATAGATGGCGGTGTAGAGCAGGATCTAAATGCTTATCTCACAAGTCTTAAAAACCCTGGCAGTGGTTGGGAACATCATTTCAAACCAAGTACTGCTGCTGGAATGGGTGCAAAACCAAGTCCCGTTGGAAATGTGTCGGGTAATTCAGAAAATCCTTGGAAGACTGGCAATTTGACGCAACAGCTTATAATGGAGAATGAGAACCCCGACCTCGCAGCCGTGCTGAAGAGAG